GCTGCTGCACGGGTTCGCGATGATATGAACTACCAGCTAACAGAAGTTATGTTGGAGTATCGCCCTGAGCATGAGAAGCTGTTGTGGAACTTACCGCTGGCAGGTAGTGCGTTCAAAAAGGTGTATTACGACCCATCGATCGGGCGGCAGGTAGCAGTATTTATTCCCGCCGAGGACATCGTGGTGCCATACGGTGCGTCGAGTCTGGAGAAGGCTGAGCGTGTGACCCATGTCATGCGTAAAACACCTAACGAAGTTAAAAAGCTGCAAGAGGCTGGGTTCTACGCTGATATTGATCTTGGTGAGCCGTCATATGAGTTAGACGACATCGAGAAGCAGAAAGCTGAAGAGCAAGGCATGACTGCGATACAGGACGATCGGTATCGCATGCTTGAGATTCACGTTGACTTAGACTTAAAAGGGCACGAGCATAAGAACAAGAAGAACGAGCCGACAGGTATCGCGCTTCCGTACGTTGTGACTATCGAGAAAGGCACACGGAATGTTCTTGCGATCCGTAGAAATTGGTACGAGGGTGATGAGCTTCACCTTAAGAGGCAGCACTTTGTGCACTACCAATACGTGCCGGGATTTGGCTTCTACGGCTACGGTCTCATCCATCTCATCGGTGGATACGCAAAATCAGCCACGATGCTCATTCGCCAGCTCGTTGATGCAGGCACGTTATCGAATCTCCCAGGCGGGTTAAAGACCAGGGGTCTTCGTGTTAAGGGTGACGATACGCCGATCGCACCAGGAGAGTTCAGGGATGTAGACATCCCAAGCGGCACGTTGCGTGACAATATCTTACCGCTACCTTACAAAGAGCCAAGTCAAGTTCTGTTCTCTCTTTTCCAGACGATCGTCCAGGAAGGTAGGGCGTTCGCTTCGGCAGGTGACTTGCAAGTTAGTGATATGTCCGCACAAGCACCCGTAGGCACAACGCTTGCGTTGCTTGAAAGACAGCTAAAGATTATGGGCGCAGTGCAGGCGCGACTCCATAACGCGATGAAGATCGAGTTCAAACTTCTTAAGTCCATCATCGCCGACTACACACCTGATAGCTACGACTATGATCCTGAAGAAGGTGGGCGGGACATCAAGCGTTCTGACTACGACATGGTTGAAGTTATGCCTGTCAGCGATCCAAACGCAGCGACAATGGCTCAGAAGATTGTTCAGTATCAGGCTGTGTTTCAGCTCGCTCAGTCTGCGCCAAACATCTACAACTTACCTTTGTTGCACCGCCAAATGATTGAGGTGTTAGGGGTTAAAAACGCTGCCAAGCTTGTGCCGGTTGAAGACGATCTGAAGCCTGTTGATCCAGTACAGGAGAACCAGAACTTCCTCACGATCAAGCCTAACAAAGCGTTCATTGAGCAGGACCACGCCGCGCATATTGCGACCCACATGTCGATGATGCAGAACCCAGCCATTACGGGGATGCTCCAGAACTCTCCAGTGGGACAGCAGATACAAGCTGCGGTTACGGCCCATATTAATGAGCACTTGGCGTTCCAGTATCGCAAAGAGGTTGAGGCGTCGATCGGTCTACTGCTACCGACCAAAGAGCAGTCGGAAAACATGGATCCAGCTACGGCAGCACAGGTAGCGCAGCTAACTGCACAAGCCTCACAACGTCTGGCCCAACAGGCTCAAGCCGCTGTTGCACAGCAGCAAGCTCAGCAGAAAGCACAAGACCCGATCATTCAAATGCAGATGCAGGAGTTGCAGTTGAAGATGGAGGACCTGAAGCTCAAAGCACAGAAGCAAGCAGCCGACGTGGCGGCAAAAGCCGACCAGCTACGGATCGAAGAGGCAAGAATTGCCGCCCAGAAAGAAATCGCTGCTATGCAGGTAGGAGCTACCGCCGCTGCCGCTCGCGATAAGGTGAATAAGAACCAGATGCTTGAGGGCGCACGGCTTGGCGTAGAGATTGCCAAGAGCAGAGCACAGATGGCTGTACAGGCTGCACAGAAATCAGCGCAAACGCAACGCCCACCTAGGAAGGAGAAAGATTGAATGAAATAAAGGTCCTCGCCCACGTTGCGAGGGAAATCGACAAGCTCCGCAAGGAGCAGTCTGCGTTTTTACAGACCGGTAGAGCTGATGATTATGCAGCCTACCGTTTTATCTGCGGGACTATCCGGGGTCTAGACCAAGCAGAATCCATCATTAACGACCTCGTGCAACATTTGGAGAAATCTGATGACTGATCTGACCGCTGCGGTTGATCTTTCCGGCTTGCTAAATAAATCAGCCGAAGAGAAAGCAAAGCAGTTGCCTGACCCAAAAACTTACCATTTACTCTGTGTTGTCCCCGAGGCGATGGAGGAGTATGCGGAGAGTGAAATTGGAATTGTTAAGTCCGACAAAACGATGTATTACGAGGAAGTGCTTACTCCCGTGTTGTTTGTCGTAAAGATTGGACCGGATGCTTATAAAGACCCAACAAGATTCCCTAGCGGGCCGTCTTGTAAAGAAGGGGACTTTGTAATTGTTCGCCCCAACAGTGGTACGCGACTAAAGATTCACGGTCGGGAGTTCCGCATTATCAACGACGATAGCGTTGAGGCGGTTGTAGAAGATCCGCGTGGTATTACCCGCGCTGCGTAAGGAGTAAGTGATGCCCCCCGAAATTAAAGATGAATATACGTTTCCTGATGAAAAACAGGAAAAACAAACAGCCGAAGCAGACGACAGTTTTGAAGTTGAAATCGAAGACGATACTCCGCCAGAGGATCGTGGTCGTAAGCCTTCCAAAGAACCCGTTGATGATCCGACCGAAGACGAACTCGCTTCTTATGACGAGAAAGTTCAGGCCCGGATTAAGAAATTTACCCGTGGTTATCACGATGAACGCCGAGCAAAAGAGGAAGCTCTTCGGGAACGTGAAGCTGCGGAGACTTACGCACGACAATTAATTGAGGAGAATAAACGGTTACAGCAGCAAGTAGCTATTGGCTCCCAAGCATATGTCGAGCAATCTAAAACTTCCGCGCAAGCCGCTTATGACGTTGCAAAGAAAAAATATAAGGAAGCATACGAAGCTGGTGATGCCGACTTACTTGCTGAAGCTCAAGCTGAAATAGCACGGGCTACTTTAAACTTGGACAAGGCTGAAAATATGAGGCCTTTACAAGTTGAAGAAAAAGAGGTACAACCTAAACCTAGTACTCCACCCGCTCCTAAAATGTCTGAAAGAGACAAGGAGTGGTTAGAAGATAATGATTGGTTTGGTACTAATCCTGAAATGACTGCTTCCGCCCTCGGGTTGCATCAGCGGTTGGCTCAGGAAAAAGGCAAAGCATTTATTGGAACTAAGGAGTATTATAAGATTGTTGACGCTACCATGCGTCGAAGATTCCCCGAAGAATTCGGGAGCGAGCAGCAAGAAGATCCGGCAGAAGAGGATGAACCTCCGCGCCGTGCAACAAAGCCCGCTGTTGTTGTGGCTCCGGCTACACGCAGCACACCGCCTAATCGCGTCAAGTTGAAAGCATCAGAAGCCGCCATTGCGCGTCGCCTTGGGGTGCCGTTGGAACAGTACGCTAAACAGGTTGCTCTAATTAGGAAAGGCGTTTGATTATGGATCAAGGTAAACAAGAACGTGGCTCTCGCGAAGAGTCTACTAGGCAAGCAGTCCTCCGGCCCACAGCTTGGAGACCGCCCGAAACTTTACCGATGCCTGATCCCCGTCCGGGGTGGGTACACCGCTACATCCGTATTAGTACGATGGGAGTGGCCGATCCGTCAAACATATCTTCCAAGTTTCGTGAAGGATATGAACCCTGTAAAGCAGATGAATATCCCGAGCTTATGATGCACGCTTCCACCGAAGGTCGTTTTAAGGGCGGCGTAGAGGTGGGTGGTTTATTGCTCTGTCGTATTCCAGAAGAGTTTTTGAAGCAGCGATCCGAGTATTACGCTAAGCAGAACAAAGCCCAGATGGAATCTGTAGACAATAACTTTTTAAGGGAAAGTGATCCTCGGATGCCGCTCTTTTCGGAGAAACGTTCCAAGGTTACTTTCGGTACAGGATCTTAATCTTAGGAGTAACAAATGGCTTACCCCACTGTTGACGCTCCTTACGGTTTTAAAGCTATTAATGAACTTAATGGCCTACCGTATGCGGGAGCTACACGACAGATTCCTATCGCCAGCGGACTCACCTCCAGTCTTTTTTACGGTGATTTAGTTCAACTGACGACTGATGGAACTCTGATCAAAACGACCTACTCTGCTGCTTCTAGCCCCGGCACAGTTATTGCTGGCGCAATTGGCGTATTCGTAGGATGTCAGTACACCAATGCTTCTACTGGGCAAAAGCTTTATGCTCAGTATTTCCCAGCAAACACTGTTGCTAACGACATCGTTGCTTTTGTAGTTGACGATCCGTCTGCTGTGTTTAGGGTTGCTATGGTTGGGCAAACTTCCACTGAAAGTAACACCGCCTCTACGATCGGTTACGCTAACCAATCGTTTGTTGGAACCAACGTGTATGCGGTTACCGGTAACGCTGGTAGCACAACTACAGGTAATTCCAAGATGGCTGTGTCTGGTGATGGTCCGTCGAACGGTACCGGTAACGTTCGTGTCTCTGGCACGTCGCTTCCTTTCCGTGTGGTTGCAGTCGTACCCGAAACCGCTTATAGCGTGACTGGCACTGGCACTTCGGCTAGTACCACAATCAGTTTGACTGCTGCTGTTACGGGTCTTCAAGCAGGTATGCAGGTTGTTTGCCCTGCCGCTACTGCTGGTGGACTTCCTGGTGACTACAACTATGTCACTAATGTTAACGGCACTAACGTTACTGTAGCTAAGACGCTTACGGCTTCTACTGCGGGTTCTCAGTTTACCTTTATTGGGTATCCTGAAGTTCTTGTTAAGTGGAATCAAGGCTGGCATAGCTATCAGTATGCTACCGGCGTATAAGGGGAAATTAAATGGCTATTTCACGCGCACAACTACTGAAAGAGCTTCTCCCCGGCCTGAACGCACTGTTCGGCATGGAGTACGCTCGTTATGGCGAAGAACACAAAGAGATCTACGAAACCGAGACCTCCGAGCGTTCGTTTGAAGAGGAAACCAAGCTGTCAGGCTTTAGTGCTGCACCGGTCAAGGCCGAAGGTAGCGCAATCGCTTATGACAACGCGCAAGAAGCTTGGTCGACTCGCTACAACCACGAAACCATTGCTCTTGGTTTCTCGATCACTGAAGAAGCGATCGAAGATAACCTGTATGACAGCCTTTCGGCTCGTTATACGAAGGCTTTGGCTCGTGCAATGGCTTACACCAAACAGGTTAAGGCTGCTGCGGTCCTGAACAACGGCTTCAACTCTGCCTATACAGGTGGTGATGGAGTGCCTTTATTCTCGACGGCTCACCCCCTAATCTCTGGTGGCACCAACAGCAACACGCCTTCCACTCAAGCTGACCTTAACGAAACCTCTCTTGAGGCTGCTGTTATCGCGATTGCTGCGTGGACGGACGAACGTGGACTGTTGATTGCAGCTAAGCCCAAGAAGCTGATTGTTCCTCCTGCACTGATGTTTACTGCTAAGCGTTTGCTTGACACTGAACTCCGTGTAGCAACTGCCGACAACGACATCAACGCGTTGAAGCAGATGGGCGCAATCCCAGAGGGTTACACCGTTAACCACTTCTTGACCGATAGCAATGCATGGTTCCTCACGACCGATGTACCTAACGGCATGAAGCACTTCATTCGTACCCCATTGCAGAACAGCATGGACGGGGACTTCGACACCGGCAACGTTCGCTACAAAGCTCGTGAGCGTTATTCGTTCGGTTGGTCTGATCCTCTTGGTATGTTTGGATCGAGCGGTTCGACCTAATCAAACGACGCGGTCAAGAAAGGGGGTTGCAAAACCCCCTTTTTTATTTATACTAGGAGTATTCCGGGGTTATCCGGTATATCAGACAGTCCCGGCTGGCGTACATGCAGACTGATATACCAAAATCGCATGTAGAGGATCAAGATGGCTAACACCACCTTCACTGGGCCAGTAAGATCGCAAAAT